TATTCTTTTACCTGCGTGATAAGTTATCGCCAATTTAAAACCTCAAGCGATTTGTACTTCGACAGCAGATCCGTTTTTCCAAATTTTAGTAAAGACACCTTCATTATTAGCATCTATTTTTTTAATATAAATGTCACGATCACCTGCTCCAACAGTTCCAAATGATGAAGCAGTACCAGCATAATTTGTAGTAGTAGTATTAGCAAATTGATGTACTATTGTAGCACCTCCACCACCAGCAGCCCATTCTGGTGCTGTTGCTCCACTATTCATTTTTAATGCTTGACCTGCTGTACCTTTTGCTAATCTTGCAAAACTACCACTAGCACGATAATAAATATCACCATCTGCATCACTTGTAACATTTATTACAGGACTTGTTAATGTTTTATTAGTTAAAGTATCTGTTGAAACCAATGATACCAATGTAGAACTTGTACCTTTTGGCAATAACATTGTATTTGTTTGTGATTCTGAATGTGGTTGTGATTTGATGGTTTGACCATGATTGTTGGAAGTACAGTTAAGTGTAACTGCACCGTCATTTGTATTTCCTAATACCTTAATAACTCCTGTACCGTTTGAATCTAATTCTATGTCTCCGTTTGTATTTGTTGCTTCTATTTTGTTTGAATCTATAGTTAAATTGTCTACTGATAAAGTTCCAAGTGTTCCTACTGTTGTAATACTAGATGAGCCTGCTGCTGGGGCTATTCCTGATTCTGCTAGAGTTTGATTAATCCATGCAGATCCATTCCATTTTAATAATTCACCACTTGCTATACTTGATATAGTTACATCTCCAATATCACTGACTGCATTGACTACTCCACCACCATATCCATACCAATGATTTCCTTTTCTAATTAGGATTGTTGGAACGGTTGAAGACAAAGTTTCATTTGAATCACTTACTGTTTTAATCTGACCATCTGCTGAAGGACTTGATGTGTTTGTTAATGTAATAGTATCTCCTGTATCTGCAAACAAGTATATCAAATCATATTGACTTGTATTTGTTATTGCTAGTTTATCTAAAGTATCACTTGTACTTGACTCTGCTGCTACAACTGTAATTGTATCTGTAACTGTTGCAACTCCACTTGCTATTGTAACTGTTGCACTTGCTGGTGCAAAACCCAACATTCCTTGTGAATCAGGATCAGCGTTCCATTCATTAGATCCTACAGGACTTGTTCCATCATCTGGGTAAGATGAAGTATTAACCTGTGTTGCGTGTTTATAAAGTGCTTTTCTAGCCAAGTTTTACCACCACATCTTCTTTTGTTTGTACCTTATCATTTAAACCTTCTTGTGGAGTATGATTAAGTTTCTCTAGTAGTTTAAACAAACCACCCATTGAAATGCCTTTAGGCAAAGGGTTATACTCCGTTGAAAGTATGATTTACGAAAATCTTTAATGTGTCGCTTGCTGTTTTATCAAAGCTGGTTATTGAAAAATGTGTTAGTAATTTTGTTGCATTTGCTGGACTTGCTGCTCCAACATGAATACAACCACCTATGATAGCGTTTGAGTTAAAGTCTCCAGTTGTCCAACTTGTTAGCCAAGTTACAATATCTGTACCTGCCCCTGTATTATCTGAATCTCCGTCATTTGTTTTAGGATAATTGGAATCTATTGCTTTTCTTGATGCTGTTATTGGTGTTGCTACTTGTTGATAAGTATCTGCTTTTGCTGGTGTTGCTGATCCAGTTCTGAGTTCCATTCTTCCACTTGAACCGTCAAAGTCACTTGTTGGGGTTTCTCCTACTGCTTGTTGTGCATAGAATAAGTCTCCGTCATTTGTAACAATATTTTTAGCGTGATACCATGTTTTTTCACCAGATTGTGATTCTTTTACAATACAGATGTTAAGATCAGGGTTAATTTGATTTCCTACAGGTTTGTTTGACTTTGTGAAGTGTAACATTATACTTAATATAATATTGTATTAGTATTTAAAGATATTCATTACTATATTATTATAATACTAGTCGTAATTTTTTACTAGCACTACTTTTAGAATTTAAATCAGATTGACTAGGAATAGTATAACCAATTATACCAACAAATCCATTTTTTCCATTTTCCCCTACGGCTCCACCTCCACCTCCTCCACCTTGAGCTCCATTACCACCATTTTGACCTGCTGTACCATTAGTTGCAGCTCCACCTGATGATCCACCAGTTCCACCTGCACCTCCACTATTTCCACCAACTCCACCGTTTAATCCGTTATCACCAGCTACTCCTAGACAAGTAATTGATGCATTAGTACCAAATGTGATTGTAGGTGCTACAAGAATAATTGAACCTCCACCGTTACCTCCATCTCCTCCATCTCCTCCATATCCACCAGTCCCACCAGCTGATCCGTGAGATCCACCACCTCCACCAGCTCCTCCACCAACTCCACCGTTACCTCCAGCTCCCCAATGGGCTAGTTGATTAAAAACTAGTCTTATTGATTGATAATTTGAATCATCTGTGTAATCTAAAATTTGTGTTGGTGATCCTCCACTAGATCCAGCAGCACCACCTGCACCACCTGCGTGATTTGAACCTACTGTTGAATTTCCACCTGAACCTCCTGATCCACCACCTGCTTGTACTCCAATATGACCAATTTCATTATAAGAAGCCGAACCAGTACCACCATCACCACCTTGAGCTCCATTACCACCAGCACCAGAAACTGCAGCTCCACCTGATGATGCACCAGTACCACCAGTACCACCAAGACCACCTCTACCGTCTAAATTAATAGTACCATTTAATGTTATACTTTCAGTTGCAAACAATATCCATTTTTGTGCAACACTTCCAGTTCCACAAGTTAATATTTTAGTGGCATCTATTGTAAGATTCTTATACTGTCCAATATTAGCTGAATTAGCAAGTGTTGTATTACTTGATATTGTAACATCACCAAGACTTGCATTACCAAAATTATCATTTCTCCAAGTCATTCCACCTGTATTACCTGACTGAGCCTCTAAATAGAAACCATTTGTAGGTGAATTAGAAATTTTTAATGTTGATTCATCAATACTATTAAGTGGTATTACTCTTGTTTCTCTTGCAGTAATATTTGTTGATGTTACACCAGAACCGTTAGTTGTTGCAGTACCTATGAATAGAGAATCTGTAGGAGTTGTACCAGTTAAATTTGATGTAAAACTCCATGATTCAGCTTCACTATTGGAATCTCTTGCTAAGGTTATATAAATATAATTTTCATCATTTGCTGTAAGACTGCCTTTTGATGAAGAAGTTGAATTATTGATAAACAATCCTTTGAGTCTAGCTAGTCCTGTTGCTATATTTACAGATAAGCCTGTGCCTGCTGTAAGTGCAAACCCACTTTTTACATAGTCATTGATTATATCATCACTAAAAAAAGCTTCAAAATCACTAGGTTCTATGATTTTTACACTTACACTATCACTACGAGGAATTAATATCTTTGCCATCTAGAGACTCAACTGCCATTCAACTATTGCTCTTTTTGATGAGGTTTTAACAAATGGTGTATCATCTATCTGTCTAGCAAACAATACATCATTGTTATCTTTTAAACCTAATTCATTCCATGTAAAATTACCTTCTGTATATCCAAAATCTACGGATAAATATAGTGTTGTGGTAAGAATTATTCTGTCAGTTGAAGATATTGATTTCCAATATTTGTTACTGCCTGATCCCTGTAAGTCAGTTTGTGATGAACTAGCAGCAGTAGTAGAATTACCTACGCCTATACTATTAGCATATCCTCCACCTGTAATATTGCCAATATATTTTAATATTGATGATTTACCTGCATCTACAATAAGATTTTTGATTGTTTTATCATAAACTTCTTTTTCAGTACCATCTGGTTGTTTTTCCCATGCTCTGACTCTAACGTGACCGTTAAGAGGAACTAATATATCAGCCACTTACATATACACTTCCTGTTTGTTTAAGTGGTGCTCCTTTAGATCCATATGTTCCAGTTCCATAATTATTGTCATTTTTATCTATTATAACTGTTGGATGAGCAATATTTAAGGTTTCTGTAAAATCTACATGAACAATCTGTATTACCGTATCATTAATTACAAGAGTTTCTTGTGGAGACTCAAATTCTCGTATGGCTTTATTTGTAGTCATGGCATCTTCCAAATCATGTATTTTTTGAGTTATTTGTTGATCAATTTCTAAAAAGTCAAAGTTATACTCTCCTAAATTAAGTGTTGTCAAAGATTTTGGGTATTCCCATATTATGCCTTTTACTACAAAATCATTATCAATATTTGTAATAGTGTTTGTCAAATGTACAATGTCATTCTCTGCTATGGAATTGAATAGTTTTGGAACTTCCACTTTAATATTAATTCTAATATCCTTATACCTGTTAAGATATGACTGAACAAATCTAATACCATCAAATCTATTTCTAATCCAAGGCATAATTAGTTTTTTAGCATGAACTCCATGCTCTGCAATACTATCCTGTCTTGTACCTCTCATATACAAAGGATTTTCATATTCATAATCAATGTTTATTGCAGCACTATTAGCTGGAGCAGTAGTAAATGTTACTGATCCTCCAACACTATCAACTTCATAATCTTCTTCTGGTGTTTGTTCAGAACCAGCAACAGTAACATTTGTATTAGTTGCACCAGCATTTATAGTAAAAACCTTATTGCTTCCATCACCAGTAAATGAATCAATAGTACGATACCTAGTATTTTCTCCTAATATTATCAAGTCATTAACTAATTGAGTGTCATCAAATTGTGACTTATCTGCTATACAATTAACCCCATGTGTAAATATGAAACCTATGTTAGTATGTTTTTCAGGTTCTAATATGAATTCTTTATTACCATTTGTATAAAATATATGACCAGTTAATGACATAAAATCTCTAAGAATATCTATTAGTTTACCAACAGCAGTATATTTGTTTAATGTCATTCCTGACAAATCTCCTTTTCTAATAAATGTTAATGAAGTATTATTTGTAACTAATGATTGAATAATTGCTTCTGGTGTTTGATTATTAAAAACATCTCCCCTTATTTCTATCTCTGCCAATTCCTTGCCAAAACTAAAACATTTAGCTTTTTTAACAATAGTTTCTTTTTTTACTTTTGTAACTTTACCACCAAACTTCATCACAGTTCTTGGATTTCTATTATTGTATATTCTTTCTCCAAGTGTTGTAGATAACGGTGTTCCTTTGTACAATCTTACTGAATCCATTGATCCTGTGAAATATACATTTGCTTCATTTCTACCAACTCTAAGTTTACCAGATGTTGTCAAATTATGAGATATTGTAGCAGTACCTTTTGATACCTTGTCCACATATAATGTTACCAAGTTTGATGAATCTCTTGTAACTCTTATCAAGTGATTGTTACCGTCATTAAATCCAGCAGATGATGATACTAAAGTTGTACCATTAAGTTCTAATGCTACATCACCAGCAGTTGTATGATTTACACTTATTCCAAATCCATTGCTTGATGTTGTTCTTTTTGTAATTAAATATCGTTTATTAGTTGAAGTCCATTTTACCCATATAAATATTTCAAATTCTCCACTAAAGTTAAGATTTGCCTTATCATCAACTTCAAAATATGTACTTGTACCATTAAACGACAATGCCTTACCTTGCCATTGTCCGTCAATATATGTTAAACCTGCTGATGCAGTTGCTTTATTCAAATGACCACTTTCATCTATTACTGTTTCATTAAAATTATAAATTGCAGATAAATTATCAACTGAAACCATATCTGATATTATTACTACTTTGTCGTTAGTATTAACATCAACAGTTGGTGGAAATATAATATCAGCTTCATCTATTGCCCTATCACCTTCTTTAATTATTTTGGTTTCTACAAATGATTTTTTTATATCTTCTACAAAAACAGATACTGTTGCCATTATTGTGACCCCTGAACATTTTCTTGTTCAGCAACCATATCTGCTGTTGTAAACATAACAGTTGCATTATAAGTTACTGGAGTAGAACCAGATTTACTTACATTTACTTTGGTTATTATACCACTTTTTGTGAAAAATGTAGTGCCTGAATTATCTTTTAATTCTAGTTGATATGCATAATCAACACCTGATGATTGTATTGAATTTTGATTAGCAGTACTACCCTCAATACCTGTACCTATTAAATAAACCATCTGTTCATCAGCAGTTTCTACTGCATCAGCACCCGTCATTTCACTTACTACCGTAGAATCTTCATCTACCAATGTCCATGATATGTTAACTGTTGACTGATTTCCTTCTACCTTCATTCCTATTGCTTCTTCATCAGTTGCATTAGGCATGGCATAAATCATAGCTGGCATATCTATAGAAATATCTAAACTTTGTAAATTTTTTATAGTAAGTGTTCTTGTTGGTGTAGGAGATGTTTTTTTAAGTATTATAGTTCCCATTTTATATCATACCCCTTCTACTGTTTGCTTCCAATATCCATTTTTGAATCATAGGTTTTAACTGTTCAAAGTCGGCATTTTTATCAATTCTAGCTATGTTAATTGTAATTCCACCACCAGTGCCACCACCATTTGGTATAACTGTCTCCGATCCATGTTCTCCAAATGAATATGCTCTACCTGATCTACCTATACCTAATATTGGTTCATTTATTTGTCCACCAGCATAATTTGGAATAAGATGTGGCATTAACTGATGCAATCTTGATATTTGTGATTCATCTCTACCATCAATTCCGTCAGCGTATGAAGCACCAGCAGCATATGCTGATTTTGCTATTTCATCTCTAACTGCTTGATTTGCAACTTCATTACTTGACATAGTTCTTCCAGATCTGTCAGCAGCAGTATAATCAAACTTTCTTACACCATCTTCCATAAAAGTACCATCTCCCAAATCTACCCTTCCTGTTCCTCCTTTTGTTAACCAAGGATTTACATAATCAGCACCTCCAAAGAAATTATTAGTAGAAGCAGGTGTACTTGATGATGATGATGGGTCATTATATATTGGTAGTAAATTTCTCTCTACTTTAGGTATGTTTGCTTTTTTGGCTTTTGATGTAATTTCTTTCATTTTTTCAGCCAATGCTTTATCTGTTAAACTAAAGTTTTGTTGTATATTTGTCATTATTTTAGTCATACTATATCCCTTACTTTCCATTTTTTGGAACTCTTTTTGCATTGCATCCATGTTTTGTTCTGCCATTGGTACAATTTCAGTTCCTATCTTAGTCATATCTTTTTCAGCCAAATCCAAACTATCTGCACCTACCTGTAAACTTTTTTGCATATCTGTTACTGGTTCTCCAGTAAACAATTTATTTAGTTCTTGAAATCCTTCTCCTAACATTTCAAATGTTGACTGTTTACCAAATCCTAAAATGTCTAATAAACCTTCAGTATGAGTTCCTTCAGTATCACCAAGGAAAGAACCTATTCCTAATGCACCTTGTCTCACACTTTCATATTGATCAGGAGCCCATTGTTTCATAGCAGAACCAGCAACATCAGCAGCCAATGTTGCCCAGCCAAGAACTGGTATAGCTTTAAATCCCAATTTTATACCAAGTGGTATAGATGTAGTAAGTACTTTAGGTATAACTTTAGCTAAACCTTTTGTTGCAATTTCTGCTGCTTTTTCACTTGTTTTACCTCCAGTCAAAATACTTGAAAGACTACCACCCATACCTGCTCCTACTGCACCAATTTTACCTATTCCTAATGAACCTTTTAGAAGATTTGATAGACTCCATCCTGATTTACCAAGTTTAGCAGCATCATCTACACTTGTTGCAAATGTTATACCTTGGCTTGGAACTTTTTTTAGTATATTAGGCAATAATTTTGAAGCAACGACTGCTGTTGCAACAGCACCTCCAGTTACTGCTGTTGTACCTGCTATTGATGCTGCATCACCACCTAATGCGTTTGATATTAATCCACCAAATGCTTTTGATGGATCATTCAAAAAATCCATAATAAATTGACCTAGTTTTGTACCAAGATCCATAGCAGTTTTCATCCAAGCACCAAAGTTTTTAGCTGTACCTTTTACAAATCCTATTACTAGAGGTCTTAAAACTGCTCCAAAGAACGTACCTATTGGCATTAAAATCATTGTAACTGCGAATTGCATTAACTTCATCATGGCTTGAAATAGTGGAGCTACACTCAATGCCTTGGTAATTATACCTATCATGATACTAGCAAGTCCAGCTCCTATCATTATTTTACCTTGATGTTTCTCCATAATTTTACCAAGTCCTTCTAATTTTGAAACTATTGCTTTCATTACTCTATTATTACCACCAAGTTTTGATATAGTATCTTTTAATTCATCTATTACAGTTTGTGCTCCCTTTACATCTCCACCTGATTTTTTTGCATCATTTAATGCTTCCTCTGCTTTTTTTAAATCTTTACTGCTTTTTGTAAGCAATGCAAGAGAATCAGCAACACCTAATATTCCTGATCTTAAACTTCTGCCACCACCAGTAAGAGATTGTTTTACATAATTATATGAATCTAAGTTATGTTTCATAGCATTAGATAGCTGTTTATTCATTCTTACTTGCTGTCCTTGCATCTCTATTTTTTCAATGGCAAACTTACGTTGTTTTTGCCTATCCTGATCTTTCCATCTCCAATGGTCTTTGTCACTATTGTATTTTTTCTCATGCTGTACAATAATTTTTCTTGTTTGAACCATTTGATTTTTGGTAAGTTTTTGGTTTTCGCCTAAATATTTTGTTATATTTTGTACAGCTTGTTGAAATTTTACTTCTATATTTGAATCATTATATCCTCCAGAATCTTGAGCTGACATTATATATAAACTGTATCTTGTTTACTTATAAGTTTTTTCTAAGGTTTCTGCCCATAGGTGGCATGGCTTTCTCTCTTTCTGCCTTTTCCATCTGTTCCTGATGAGTGGCAAATAATTTGGCTAAATAATCTATTTCTTGACTGTCGACTGTTTCTTTGTCCCATCCGAATTGGGTGGCACAACTGTAGTAGATTGCGTATCTGAACTGCTCTGATCCTCGTAGGTTTGGAAGGTCTCCATCCAATCCTCTATATATGTTGATAAAGGGTGTATTTTAGTTATCTCCTTTAACATACCTTTTACTACTTTGGAATCCAACATCTTTATTGTAGTTATATCCCCGATTTTAAATGGAGCTTTTTTAATTGTAAGGACTAGTAAATTCATTCTATATTTTGACAAATCAATCTTGGGTTTACTAATATCAGTTAAATCGACAGATCCACTAATCAATGATTCTGTCTCCCCGAATGTCAAAGAATCCTCAAATTCTATTGTATCTTCCTTGCCATTATAGATTATCTTTACAGGTATTAATGCCATGTAAATTTTACATATAAGGTAATTAATAAAGGTTTATGCTACTACTGTTACTCTTGCTGATTTACATGACCAGTTAATTTCTTCAAATATTGGTTCTACTGGTTCAATACCAGTTGTGTTATGATCTGCTACTGACAATTCGTTTAGTTCTATTTTAAGTGATTTACTGCCATTTGTAAATGTTAGTTCAATACCTACTGCTGCTGTAAGTAATTCTTCTCCAGTTCTAGACTGATCAATTACATATTGTATCATTCTTTTATCTTTGAATGCTGCTCTGAATCTGCCACTAACGTCTAATACTCGTCTATATGCATCAACTGCTGAATGTGAACTCATTCCATAAAGTAATTCTGAGTTTTGTGAGAAATTTACGTCAAATTCTTGAACTTCTGCAACTGCTACTAATGATGATCCATTATGTACTTTTACTACACCATGAGCAAATGTATAAGGTTTACCACCTTGATCAAGTGACCCTGCACCTTGTGCTGTGGCAGCACCACCTACTACGTCAGCAGTTGTTTCTTTACCAAATGACATATCACAAGTACCATTCAATGGTTCACCGATACTTGTTGACAAAGATAATGATTGCACAATACATCCGTTTAATATTCTTTCAAGTGAAGCACTACCTGATGTTGCTACTTGAATTTTTGTTGTAAGTGATGATACTGATGTAGGAGCACTTGCTTGACCTAGATTTGTAGGATATATGAATGGACTTGATCCATTTGCATCTGCCCCATAAATTGATTGAAATATTTTATGTGAATGAGAATCGTCAAATACAAATCCAATTCCTACACTTCCTGATTGTGTACCATAAGCGTACTTAGTTGGTTCTACTTGACCTAATTTATTAAGTTGAAATCTACTTGTGTTTAATGTCAAACTAGTTACTTTTTGATTAAGACCAAAGGTATTAGTAACAGTAGGTGTTGTTCCGAATGTACCTTCATAACCATACATTACAGATGAACTAGCACCAGTTAATATTACCATATTTTATACTCTCTGTATTAGTATATAAAGATTTTTAAGAGGGATCTGATTTTCTATAGGATATTGTTACAACATAACTATACATGTTACGATATGCAAAGTTCTTACTGAATGAACCGATTACTCGTAAATCAGTATAATTAGTGCCTGTTATATTATCCTTTATAATTTTGACTATTTCTTTCACAACTGAGTTATGTCTTTGATAATCTTGGAATGTTCTTATTTCCATTTCTACTATCTGATTATGCCAAAAAGCACTACCACCTAGACCAAAATACTGTATTTCTTCACCTTTTGGTGATAATATAACCTGATCACTTCTATCATCTATGAATCCAACAGTTCTTTTATCCCATACTTTTGAGATTGTAGGTGGTCTTAAATTAGACCATTTGGACTTTATTAGTGATATTATGTCATCTACTGCATCATATGTAATAATAGCCATTACAAAAACTTACCACTATCATACTTATAAGTTTCACCATATGGAAATTTTCCACCCCAATCTTCATTCTTTGAGAAAGAACCTTCTGCTGGTCGCATATCTTTTGTGTCTTCTTGCCAATCATCATCACTCATATATCTTGGTTTTCTGCCCACATACCATATTTTTCTAGCCACTTTGTATGTAACTTCATCTATTGCCTTTTCTAACTCTTTACCAGATTTACCATATATCATTCCAGATTTTTTCCCAAATTCCTCACTTAGTATAAAATTTGAAGATGTTGCTACTTTTGTATTTGAAACCCATTGTCTTATGGCTTCTATATTTGGCTTGCCACCCTCGTTTCCTCTACCATAAGGGTTCTTTCCAGCAGGGTAATATGCTATTTCCCTAGGCTCTTTAAGATCATCATATGCATTAGTAGGTTTAGGCAACGAACCTTTAGGTGATTGTAAAACTGCATCAGATAATTCTATTAATGGTGCTTCATCTGGTCTTACTACAGATTTTGCAACATAAGCAGTTTCTGTTGGGGTATTACCTTCCTTGATTTCAAGTTTTTCAACATTATCAGGTACCCCCCTTACTTTGAGTGATATGTTTCCAGTTTGTTTATCTTTAGTTAATTCATGAGGAATACCAAATTTTTCCAAAATCTTAGCAGCAGCAATCTTTGGTGCTGCTATTAAACCTTTTATCCAGCCCATTATGGAATAACGAATACTTCTCTACGATTGTTTATACAAGTTTCAATATCTTCTTGCCAATATTTCTTTGACTCACTAGGAGAAACACTTCCACCACTTGGAAGTTCATCCATTCTGAATGAGGTATTCATTATCTCTATTGAAGCCATTTTGATTATAGCATCTGCAACATCTAATGGTATTTCACTATCACCTGCAAAGTTTTCTCCACCGTATCTGTAAGTGACTCTAACTCTGTTCTTTCTTAAAATAGTGAATAAATAACCTCTTAAGTGCAATGTTCCTCTCTCATATTCTCCATGATACCATTGGTCTTGACCTATGATATTTTCCCATGAATCACTCTCTCCCTTCCAAATTTCTATTTTATCTCCCTCTGTTCCATCAAGTTGATATATATTTCTATGTTGTAAGAACAATGGAGTACCCCATCCGAATGTATATAGCAAAGGCAAGTCGTGAACTTCTCTTGTAATCTTCTTAGTTTTCCAAGTATGACCTACCCTTCTGTCAAATTCTTCCTCTTTTCTTGCAATAATCTTACGAACCATCTCTTTGTTTGGAGTGGTTGTGGAAGTGATAGGCACTCTTAAAAAGTCAATAATATCATTAACTGAACAGTAAGTTGTGGTTGTTACCATAAGAGTTATAAAGTTTACTTTATATTTAAAGATTCTATTTGAATACTACTAAATATTTTGCAGTTGTACCTGTAACTTCTGCAAATATACCGTCTTCAAATCTTCTCATAATGTCCTGTATGTTTTGAATTCCTTCACCATATACTGTAAACTCTGCTGGATCTGAGTTAGCATCACCATTATGGAATACTACTTTGTCTCCACTAGCACCTGCTTTTACAACATGTACTGAAACTATTACACCATGACCTGCTTTTACTGCACCGTCAGAAGATACATCTTTTACATTATGATTGCTATAAGTCATAATAATTGATATTATCGGTCATATATAAACATTATTAAGAAAAAAAATATGACTAGATCTTAGTCTAGAAACCGATTACTCTAATACGAATAGTCATTGAATTGACTGCTGTATCTGATGCATCTAATTCCTCAAGGGCTACAACTGTTGCTGTAGAGCTTGTTGGAGTATGACCAAAGGCTTTAATTTTCCCTGTTGCTGCTGCACCTGCTGCTGCTGGTGCATATTGTAAAAGTAGTCCTTTGTTACAATGAAGTATTTCTGCTCCAATAACAGTACTAATTCTACCACCAAGGGATAGATCGACAGTATTACCATTAGTAGCGTATGTGTCAGAACCACCGTATGTTACGTCAACAATGGTGGATTTCAACTTTGATGTAAGTTCGCTTTGAATGGATAGTGTCTTTCCTGTAAGACTTTTATGGTCGGCATTTTGTGCTATAGTTATTGCCATAAATTATATAAAAACCACTAATATATAAAGTTACATTTTAAAAACATTTGAATTGATACATATCTATTATATGGCATCCATCTATATGATATACTGGTGAAGGGGATTTCCATCCATTCTCACCATAAATCAGTCCAATCATAGCCAAATCCAAATATGTTACGGATAAAATTTGTGTTTCATCAAACGGATTTATTGAAGGTGCCATTGAAGATTTTAGGTAAGAATGAAGTGGTTCAGATGATTCATAATGACCTAACCCCAAACCATGACCAAATTCATGTAATACTATGTTTTTAATGGTACTTCTTGACAACGGATAGTTTTGTTCCGTTTTTTCAACTGTTGTTTTAGTTATTTCATCTCCCAAAACGATCTTAGTTATATTTTTTGAACTTTCTAAAAATACATTAATGAACATATACTTGTGCCAAGAATGATTGAAAAACAAACCTGTTGTACCCAAAGCAGTTCCACCTGATGATTTTTCATAGTTTATCATAATATTACATTCAGGATAATCACTTGGTATTGCAGTTTTATGATCTTCCCAAGATACAGTCTTAATATCCATACTCCAGTCTCCATTAGGATATACATATTCTAACTTGTCTATCCATTCTTCTATTGCAGATACTGTTGTATATTTTAAAGTGTACCAGTCATCATATATTTCAGGATTAACCTCAAACAAACAAACGTTAGGATTAGTATTAAATCTTAGTTTTAACGTATCATACAAACTATATTCCTCTGTTTCTGCAAATGAGTTTAAAGGTATATTCATGCATAAAATCATAGATATTAATATGACTACAGCAATCTTCATGTTTAAATAATAAAATTATACTATAAAAATATTCTTTATTAAAATAAAAAAAAGGTGTAAAAAAGGGAGTGGTATGACTAGAGTTTAATGTCTCTAATTTTACCTTGTGATTTGAAATGGCGACAAACTGTCTCACCCATTGTTCTGAACACACCTTTCTCAACGAAAGCATTGTTCACGAATGGATAACCAGCAGATCTTCTAGTTGCTTCATAATACTCGGTTGGTATAGCCACTTGAATTCCAATTCTTGGATAACCATAACCTTCTGCATCAGATGTATCTAATGCAAAGAGTCTTCCAATTTCAGAGCCACCACCAGATGGGGCATCTTTTGTTGGAATAAATGGTACTCCGTAAATAGAGTCGACATGAATACCAGTACCCGTACCTTTAAAGGTTTGAATACCGTTTACGTCTATCTGAACTAATTGCTCACCGTATGGGTTTGCAATACGGACACTTGGCATGTATAAGCCTTGTATCTCAGAGTAGACTTCATGGGAGCCTAGGAATACATTTGGATCTTTACCTGCTGCGATTCTAATCTTTCGTAAGAAAGTTCTTAGAACATCGTCAGTCAATACACCGTCAGTACCGATAGTACCAGAAGCAGATTCTACTGTACAGTCAAATTCTCCACCGTTTCCATCTCTGTCAACGGTAGCATCAGCAGCCCAGCAGTCATAAAAACCACTGTGTGAACCACCTAGTGCATCTTCCTCTGCATCACTTGATACGATTCTATCAAGAGATTCAAAGTCTTTTGTACCAGTATGAGCTCCACTTGATGCTGCTGCATCGCTTTCAACATCTGCCAAAAGCATTCTATTAATGAACTCTTTGTGTTGTACTGCCATGTACAATCTTAGTGAACCAAGTCCACCCCAAATGTCGTCTTTAGAATGAGTTGATAGCCATTCCATAACTTCAGATGCACTGAAAGGCAACTGAGCAGTTTTTGGTTTGACATCTAATTCTGCGACTGTTGGTTTGATTGTTTCAGCAATTAAACCACCTTCTGTAGTACCACCTAATGCTGTGTTAGCATTGTTGGTATTCAAGGTTGGTTTTGCAGTAATAACCCTCCATCCAGATTTATCCCAAGGGTATTTTGGGAGTATGCCGAATGCGTTTGCTTCAAGATTCAGTTGAGCCCATGCATAAGCACCAAAAATGGCGTTAAACATACCAGCAGTACTGGTTGTTGAAGGGGCATCAGCTTTTCTAAGAAGATTACGATTGTGTCCATAATATTGTGCCTCAAGCTCATCGATTGTTCTGATTTGAGTCATTTTAGTATGTTCCTACTTCGTCAGGTGTTGGAGTATAATATTTTCC